AATCGGGGCCTTCTGATCGCTGGGTAAAGGCCCCTGCATCGTTACGCATCGTGACCGGACGGGGGTGATCGTCGTGCCGGTCCCCGGACGCAAGCCGAAGCCCGCCCTGCAGGTCGTGCGCGAGGGAAACCCCGGTCACCGGCCGGTGCGCGAGGGCGTGAAGGTCCCGCCCTCCGAGGTGACCGAGCCGGACTGGGCCGACGTCTTCCCGGTCGTCAAGGTCCCCGCGAAGCCGCGGGCGCCGCGCGGCGCGGACGACGAGGAGCTGAAGGAGTACCGGCGCGAGGTGGAGGCCTGGCAGCGCGTCAAGCTGGCCAGCGAGGCCGCCGACTTCAGCCGGGCCGTGGCTGCGCGCGAGTGGGCGCGCGTGGTTCCACTCCTTCAGATGGCGGCTGGGCTGTCCGCCGTCGACCGCTCCACGGCTGTGGACTACTGCGTGTGCGTTGCCCGGCTGGAGTGGTGTGAGCGGCGCCTGTCCGTGGAGGGGCTGATCTCGATGGGGCAGCGCGGGCCGTGCCGCAACCCGTTGACGACGATCGCCACGCAGTACCGGACGCAGCTGAAGGCGTACATCGGCGAGCTCGGGTTGTCGCCGTCGTCGCGGGGGCGGATCGCGCCGCCGGAGGGCGGGGACCCTGATGACGACTCCGTCTTCGACTGACGGCCGCTACCACCTCACCTTCGAGGACGAGGCCGACGAGCTCCCCGTGCCGCGGGCCGCGCTGCACGCCCTGGGCCTGAGTGACGAGGACATCGCCGAGGCCCTGGCGTCCAAGCCGCTGGTCGTGGCGAATCAGGCGCACCTGAAGCCGGGCGCCTGGTTCGACGTGCCGGCCGCGCTGCGGGCGAAGAACGCCATCGAGTCGTTCAAGCACACGAAGGGCCGGTGGGGCGGCACCCCGCTGTTGCTCGCGCCCTGGCAACTGGTGTGGGCGATCGCGCCCGTCTTCGGGTGGCTGTACGACGACGAGGAGGCCGGCCGACCGGTCCGCGTCATCCGCACCGCGTGGATCGAAGTGCCCCGCAAGAACGGCAAGTCGACAATCTCATCCGGTGCGGCGCTGACGCTGCTGCTCGCCGACCGCGAGGTGGGCCCCGAGGTGTACGCGGCGGCCGGCTCGCTGGACCAGGCCAAGCGCGTGTTCGACGACGCGAAGCGCATGGCCCAGACCAGCCGGGCCGTGCGCGGCCGCGTGGACGCGCGGGCGGCCGCGCTGCTCACCCCGCGGACCGGCGGCGTGCTGCGGGCCCTGTCGAAGATCGCCGAGACGGCTCACGGCCTGAACGTGTCCGGCGGCGTCATCGACGAGGTCCACGTCCACAAGAAGCGCGACCTGGTCGACGCGATCGAGACCGGCACGGGCGCCCGCGACCAGCCGCTCATCATCTTCATCACCACGGCGGACGAGGGTGACGAGGGCACGATCTACGACGAGAAGCACACGTACACCGTGCGCGTCGCCGAGCTGGTCGTGGAGGACCCGTCGCACTACGGCGTGATCTGGGCGGCGGAGGAGAAGGACGACCCGTTCGCGGAGGAGACCTGGCGCAAGGCCAATCCCGGGCTGGGGGCGTCGCCGACGCTGGCGTACCTGCGCAAGGAGGCCGCCAAGGCGAAGGTGACGCCGTCGTACTTCCCGACGTTCTGCCGGCTTCACCTGAACCGGCGAATGCGGTCGAAGGTGCGGTGGCTGCCAATGCCGCTGTGGGACGCCAATGAAGGAGAGCTCACCCCGGCACGGCGGCAGCGGTTCCAGCCGGCGTGGGGAGGGCTGGACCTGTCGGCCGTGTCCGACCTGTCGGCGTGGGTGCTGGTGGTGAAGTCCCGTCAGCGCGGCAAGGATCTGGAGATCATCCCCCGGTTCTGGGTGCCGGAGGACCGGTGCGACGAACTCGGGCACCAGCTGCAGGTGCCGCTGAGGGAGTGGGCCGAGGCGGGTCTGCTGACGCTGACCGAGGGCGACGCGATCGACTACGCAGCGATCGAGGACCAGATCCTGGCGGACTCGCGGACCTACCGGATCCAGCGCGTCAGCTACGACCGGATGTTCGCCGGCGGATCGCTGCAGCGGATCGAGGCCAACCCGCGCATCGGCGAGGTCGTGCCGGTGTCGCAGACCTACCTCGGCATGGGGCCGGGGTCGAAGGAGACCGAACGCCTGCTGCGTGAGCGGGCATTCGTGCACGACGGGCACAAGGTCCTGCGCTGGAACGCGGGATGCGTCGAGGTCATCCGCGACGGCAACGACAACATCCGCCCGGTCAAGCCGAAGCGCGACGAGTCCACATCGCGCATCGACGGCATCGCCGCCCTGGTGATGGCCATAGACGGCTACCTGCGCCGCAAGGCCGTCCAGGACACCGCAGACAGCGCGTGACGCGCAGGAAGGGAGGGCACGTGCTCACCGACACGGAGAACCGGCTGGCCGACACCGACAGCCCGGAGACGATGATCCGGAAGCTGCGCGCCCGCCTCGACCGGCGGGAGTCCAAGGCCCAGGAGTGGAACTCTCTGTACGAGGGTGAGCGGCCGCTGAAGTACGCCAGCCCGGAGTTCAGCGAGCAGACCGGCGGCCTGTTCGACGACTTCTCCGACAACTGGTGTAAGACCGTGCCGGACACCCTGCGCGAGCGCCTGGCCGTCGTCGACTTCGAGGGCGAGGACGGCGCCTCCGACAAGGAGGCGATGAAGGCCTGGAAGCGCACCCGCGCGGACGTCGAGGTGGGCCTGGCGATCCTGGACGCGCTGGTCGTCGCGCGCTCGCACGCCATGGTGTGGAACCCCGGCGGCCAGTCCGACATCACGTTCATCCCCGCCGGGCAGGCCATCGTGGACTACGCGCCCGGCACCCGCGGTGTGCGCCGGGCCGGGCTGCGGGTCTGGTCGGACGGCTCCCACGAGTTCGCCACCCTGTTCATGCGGGCGATGCCTGGCAGCCCGGCGCGGGTGTACCGGCGCCAGCGCACCGTCAACGGCGGCGAGTGGGTGACACGGTCGGTCGGCCTGCGCACCTCCGAGCAGGTCGACATGGTCAACCCGATGGGCGACGAGGTCCCCCTGGTGGAGATCGCGAACCGGGCCCGGCTGCACGGCAAGCCGCAGTCGGAGATCGCCCAGGTGGCCCCGCTGCAGGACGGCGTGAACACCCTGTGGGCGCACCTGTTCACCGCCGCCGACTTCGCCGCGCTGCCGCAGCGTGTGGTCCTCGGCATGGACCGGCCGACCAAGGACATCGTCGACCCCGAGACCGGCGACATCATCGACGTGGAGAACGTCCCGCTGGGGCAGTACTCCAAGGACCGCCTGCTGTGGCTGTCCAAGGTCGGCGCGAACATCGGCCAGTTCTCCGCCGCGGACCTGAACGCCTACCTTCAGGTGATCTCGCAGTGCGTGCGGCACATCGCCGCCCAGACCCGCACCCCGCCGCAGTACCTGCTGGGCGAGATGGCCAACATCGCCGCCGACGCGCTGGAGTCCGCGGAGTCCGGCCTGGTCGCCAAGGCCATGGACAAGCAGCTGCACTTCGGCGCCGACCTACGCGAGATCATGCGGCTGGAGGCCCTCGCCGCCGGCGACCCGGCCCGCGCGGCCTCACTCGCAATGGGCCGGACCGTGTGGCGGGACGCGCAGTTCCGCTCCGTCGCGCAGTACGCGGACGCGCTGACGAAGTACAAGGCGATCGGCGTCCCCGACGAGGCCCTGTGGCGGATGATCCCCGGCGTGCGGCCCGAGCAGGTCGAGGAGTGGATCCGGTTGCGCGACGAGCAGGCCGCGGCCGCGGCGCAGGCCGCCGCTACGGCGTTCGGCTCGTTCGGCCCGAAGGAGACCGACGCCGACGCCGACGAGGGCGGTGCCGAGGGCGAGGCGGCATGAGCGACGTTGCCGACGCCCGCTACCGGCAGGTGCAGGCTCTGGCTCTGGCTGTCGTCGCCCGTGTGCAGTCCATCTGGTCGGGTCTGTCCGCCGAGAACATTCTGGCCTCGCTGCAGGGTGACCAGGGCGCGGCGATCCTGGACGCCGTGGTGGCCGGGCAACTCACTGCCGCGCAGGGCGCCCAGGCGTTCGTCGGGCAGGCGATGGCCGAGCGGGGCGCGGCCGCGCGGATGGCCGCCGAGGTCGACCCGGGGGCGCTCGTGGGAGTCGCCTCTGACGGGCGGCCGTTGACGAGCCTGCTGTATGTGCCGGCCATCACTACCTACACGACGCTGGCGGCTGGCGCCGACCCGGCCACCGCGCTGCTGGCGGGCATGAACCAGATGGCGCGGATGGTTGCCACGCAGATCACCGACACGTCCCGGGCCGCGACCCAGGTGGCGATGGTGACGCACCGCCGGTGCATCGCCTACGTCCGGGTGGTGAAGCTCCCGGCGTGCGGCCGGTGCATCATCCTGGCCGGCCGTCAGTACAGCTACAGCACGGGCTTCAAGCGGCACCCGAAGTGCGACTGCGGCATGGACCCCATCGACATCGAGCGGTGGGGCGACGTGCCCAGCCCCGAGCAGCTGGTGGCGCAGATGACACCGCAGGAGCGGCGGCGGCGGCTCGGCGCAGCCGCGGTCGACGCCCTGGACAAGGGCGCGGACCTGGCGCAGGTCGTCAACGCCCGGCGCGGCATGCAGACGATGACCGTGCACGGCCGGAAGATCCAGGCGACCACCG